GGGGGTAAATACTGCTTGACGCTTTCAAACATCGCGTCAACGTATTGCGGACTGTATGTTCTTTTTTCGATTTCGACTTCTTCAACAGTTTCATTCATCTCTACTTTGGTCCTCTCTAAATTTATCGTTCATATGCGCGCTTCTTCGGAATCTGCTTCGGTTTCTGAGATTGAACCATTCTGTAAAAATCATTCTCAGATAACTCTTGACCATTTACCGTGACCCCACCTTTACCATACATACTCATTGGCGGTAGTCTTGGGGCCATTTTATTCGGGTCAGCGAGTAAACTACTCGGGTTATTTGACGTCGTAGCTTGTGGTCTTTGCTTTTCTATTGACCTAAGCATCGCTTCCTGTTGCTCTGCGCTAGGCTGTGGTCGGCCATCATGAGGCATTAACATCGCATGTCTGACTTCATGCTGTCTTTCTATCTCTTCATCGTGTAAGGTAAGCAAATAGGTAAGCGCGATCTCGGGGGTGATTTGCATAGCACTAAGCATTGCTTTCTCAACGGCAGAGATACCCGGGCGTGACAACATACTGGCACGCATGCCGTCGATCATTGCGTCCCAGCGTTCGAGTAAATCTCCAGACAGGTCAAGCTTGAACGGCTTAAGTTTCTTCTTTTTCTTGGCTGCTTTGGCGAACTGCGCCTCTATTTCTTTTTGCTTGGCCTCGAACTGCTTGAGCTGTTCTTCTTCTTGACTTGCTTGGAGTGCGGCGAGTGCTTCGGGTTCGGAGGCAGTTGAGATAGCTTCTAAGAACTCAACGTCTGCGGTTTCTTCGGTTGGTTGTTTCTCTTGCTCTGGAAAGAGTTTATCATGAAGTTCTTTTTCGATTTCTTCAATGCTCTTTTTATCGGTAGGCTCAATTATAACCTCAGCTTCCTTCTTCTTAGTGACTTTCTTAGTTTTAGGTTTAGCTTCTTTTTTTTCAGCTGGCATTAAATCCTCCTAAACGTGAAATATAATTCCGTAAATCATTTCAGCAATGAGAACACCGGCGATTATGATTATGAGCTCTTGCAGACATTCTTTTATGTTCATTAGATTCTAGAAGTGGAATATGAAATGCGCTATGAATATCCAGACCAACGGCCATCCTATGAACATGAACAAAGCAAATGCCGCTTGCCAGTCTTTTGGTGTATCGGTGATGTCTTTAAGCGCATTGTCTAGTTCTTTCTTTTCTTGTCTTGAAAGCGGTCGCGTTGTTTCTCCGTCTTTGATTACGGAGGCTTTTAACAGGTCGCTCTTCTTGACTACAACTTTCATTGGCTCATCAAGACCGAAGTCTTCAGGATCGTTCCACACGTTCTTGACCTTCATGCTCTGGCTCCGTTCCTGTTTTACTTAGATACCACGTTCGATATTCTTCAGTCATTTAATCTCTCTGAATGGACAGTTACTGATATGGTGTTTGAGCTCCCGTTTTAGCTCATCTATTTGTCTTTCTAACTCTTTAATCCAGTCAACAGTTTCTTTGTCCATACTACGCCTCGGTTATCATCTTCTCAAGCGTCGCCACACGTTCTTCCAACGCCTGTATCTTCTGGACTTTATTAACCCGCTTTTTCTTCTTGCCTTTAAGCCCTGGTATATACGCAACACTAAACTCATCCGTTGGGCTATTCACGTGCACATCTGTACTAGTCGGTTCGCTCTTTGCGGTTTGAGCTGGCACAGTTGTTCCTGGCGTTCCTGCTAATGTGTACGCTCCAGGATACGGGGTTTCTTCGTTAAGCGGCTGCGCTCGTTCTCTTCTACGTGCTGGCACCTGTCCAGGTAGCAACGAATCGACCGGCGTTGTGCCTGGTGCGTCTGGCTCTGGTTCAAGCGGTAGGTGTGCAAGTCGCCACAGTGCGTTTCTAAACTGAACGTCGTCCGGTATTGCAACTCCGCCTCTAGCGACGTTGTTAAGGAAAATCCCCAGATCGCTTAGTTCCGAGCTTGCTACTTCACCGTGCACTAACCTCGGCATACTTGCAGGGTTTATATCGGGGTTCATCTGCGCTAGTCGTGGAACAGCATAGGAGTTTATCACTGAACAGATAGAATCTAAAATCGCTGTAATGCTGAGGCTAAACAGGTTATTCCGGGTTTCTGCTAATGCGTACGATCCTGTTGTATCCTGTCCAAGCATAAGGAAATCTGCTAGAACAGACATTGCGATTAACTTATTGTATCGTTGAATCCCAACATCCGGGAGTAATTGCCTTTGTGATTGTGGGCCTAGTAATTCAATAGAATACATCTGCCCGCCGCCGCGTTCAGGTGGAAAAGAATTACTTGGTAATACATACCCTTCGTCCTGGTTTCGTTTTAAGTTGCGGACGTACCGGGTAAGTAGCTGCATCATTGCGGTTGAAGTTGGATCGACGCCGGTTATGACTTCACCTGGAGCACGTATCACAGGAACACCGGCTAAGTCTCGTTCATACCCGACCATTTCGATTTCTTCTAGCAGCTTTTTAAACTCATACGCCCTGTATGCGCCTCTGAAAAGACTTACGCCTTCTGGGTTGCCCTTGCGTGGCTTTATCCTGAAGAGTAGCATTTTCTCTATGGGAATTTCAGTTATCTGGAATTTAGGTGGTGCGAGTTGTCTAAAACCTCTAATACCGCCGTGCTCGTCAAAGTGCCAGTTTAAAAGCGTTTCCTGAGCTCTTGGAGCTAACTTTCTCCATCCTATTCGGCCATCGTCGTAATTTGAATCAAGTGTAGAATCTTCTGGGTGTGGGCCCTCTCTTTTCTTGTAAACTATCTCAGCAATAGAGTAACCAAATACACCACAACTTAGGATATCCGGCAATGTGTCTTCCCAGGATGTGCTCATATCCTCCCAGCACTGTTCGTAGAACGTAATTGACTTTGCTAATTCCGGGTCTTGCAGGTTGCCGTTTGAATCGCGCTGTCCGTCAATCTCCCACCAGAAATTTACACTTCGACAGATCATCTCTACGGTGTACCAGATGGCCGAGATAACAGCGTCCATGTCCCGCATTTCTTTCCATTTGCGGACGCCTCTGGTGTATTGGAGTTGTTCAAGCCACTCTTCATAGACATACGGCGGGACATACATGAGTCCCGTGGTGCCGTATTCCTGGAACCAGTTGATATTAGGTGGCAAGCCTGGTGCGCTTGGGCCGTAACCCATTAAGTCACCATAACCTAGTGATGGAAATCCTGTCGCATCCATTGGCTGATCGGTAAGGTCAAATCCTTTAGCTATGATGCTATTCCGTGTTTCAGCAAAATCAGTTATTCCGTTTGCTTTTACCATTATTGCCTTATTCCTCTAATTTGCCTACTTGTACAAGAAGATGGAACGTATGTTACAAAACCTGTTCTACATCATTCGTAACATCTTAACTGCTCTATCATCACCATTTATTTCGTGTATCTTAATGTGTTCTTCAATTGGTAAACAAAGAAGATTTACGGGGTTGTTATTCGTTCTGTCTTTGTCTTTGTGATGTACGTGGTATCCCGTTGGTATTCTAACCTTGAAATGTTGTTCCCATGACCTTCGATAATCAGTGTAAAACGCTGGCTTATAATCGCTGGAATCCGTAACTTTACCGAAACACATTTCTCCTTTTTCTTTTTCCGGCACGTCTACGTAATATCGTGGAAATGAACGCTTACACAGCCCTCGTTGTTTAACTTCGCCGGACGTTTCTACTTCTTTTGTTTGAAGAAATCTACGGTTGTACTCTTTAGCATCCGCCCGTAGCTCACTAAGGTATTCGTCTAATGTTATGTCTGATCTAGTCATTGCTTTTTAGTCTTTCGGCTTTCTTAAATTTCTCGCTTTGTGTTAATTTGGTGGTTCCTCACCACCACGGAAAGGTTTGTCTTCATCCATTGCTAGGTTTGGTAAACGTCTACCTAAATCACTTGCCGGTAACTCTCCGCGTGGCCCGTGAACTGCAATAGGCGGATATGGTGTAACACTAGACGCCTGATCACGTTTTAACGCCCACCAGCAGACTAAACATAAAGCAAATACTAAATCGTCATGATCTGACTCGCGCCACGCTTCGTAGCTTTCATGGCGTGTCCTCTCGTTAATCTTAATCCTAAAGTTCTCAATTTCTCTGATAAGTACGTCTTTATGCTCAAGTCCGTCATCAATCTTCAAGAGCTTTTTACCCAACATCGCCTTAGCAGCGCCAACCAAATCTTTCTTAGGCACGTTCCAAACTCCGTTTCCAAAGTTATCATTCTGGCCGCCGGTCACGTTTACTGGTACACATTTGAGTCCTGATTGCGTGAACATATCGACAATCGGCCTGCCTACGCCTGTGGCATCAACAACAAGACCAACCTGGGCCCTTGTTAATAGCTTCGTAACCAGCGTAGAGATCCAACGTACGATATCGGGATACGCTGTGCCTTTTTCTAACCGTTCGCAGAATCTAATGTGGTAGGTTTTGCCTATTGGAGTCTCTTGCGTTACTTTAGCTACTGCGCTTCTGACTGCGCTTTTACCTGTTGCATCACCTATGCCGCTTAGTTCAAACGAATCCCTTGACGTTGGTGGAGGTGGAATTAGTTTTGCTTCGGTGCATTCCATTACTGCTACTGCGGTAAAATCGGCAGCTTGTCCAAGGTCTAGGCCTACGAAAAACGTCCTGTTAATTGAATACTTCTTAGCGCATTCGAGGCAGATAATAAACGGCGCATGGTGTGTTGAGAGTTCGTCTGCTGAGGTAATGGTCTTGTGACAGGCGTTGCACTGTATATCTTCTTTATCAGCCATCTTTTCGCTTTATCTTTCCGATCTCAAGCTCTACCCTATTCCGTTCTTCTTCGAGGTATTTGTCTCGTTCAGCTATTGCTTGTAACTCATCTTTTTGTGCTTGTGTAAGGTGAGCGTATTTATACAACTCTACAAATGCTATTTCAAGCTCAGTTACTCGGTCTTCAAGTGGTGTTGTCATATTCCCCATCCTAGACTATCAATCATACCGCGTGCAATAGGCTTATCTGGAACTGGAACATCAAGTTCGCCAGTAACGGGATCAAAAAGCGGTTTAACCTCTTTTGAGAAGGCATTTTCTATTTCTTCAATACTAAATACGCCTTCTTCGTTCTCTCGAAACTCACACATGTATTCCTGCATGAAGTAACGGTCGCCTTTGGTGCGCTCAGTATCTAAAAACTCTTTATCTATCCTCGGACATTCTTCGGCAGTTACGCGCACCTTAAACCATCGCTCTTCGCTTTTCGTCCATTCTTCGTAAAAGAAGCCACTCCGGCCTTTAGGGGTTGAAAGCAACACGAGTTTGCCATGTGATACGGCAAGCATTGGGCGCACTGCATCATAGAGGCTGTTAACAACGCGAGCGGCTTCGTCCACAATAAGAAGAGATACACCACTATAGCCCCTGACTGTCTGTTCGTTTCCAGGGAGTGCAACGATCCTGGACCTGTTTGCGAGCTGTATGGTGAGGGCAGTTTCAATGATACTTGCCATTGGGTGGCCTATATCTTTATAGTACCACATTATCTTTTTAAACAACTCACCTGATTGCCGGATTGTTGGGGATAAGACAAGCACAAGAACCCCTGGATTGTTTAAAGCGTGGTGTAATGCAAGAATCGCCGTAATGGTGCTTTTTCCAGACTGTCGAGAACAGTTAAGGATAATCCGCTTCTCTTTTGAAGATAAAATCTCCTTCTGCCAAGGATCTGGTTCAATGAACTGCTGGGCAAACTTGATTGGGTTAAGCGCGAGTGCAAGCGTTCTTAACTCGCCTGTGTCAAGGTTGCCAAATTCCTGTTCAAGGCTACTTATCATCTTCCTCTGCTAGTTTAAGGAGTTCTTCGGACAGCTTTAGACGAGCTT